GGCTTTTAAAACATCTATGAGTTTAACTAAACTCTCATATTGTTTGAAAGTAAAATTACAATCAGGCTGTCCATCAACATTTTGTCCACCAACTAGACAAATGCCAATAGAATTTTTATTAGACAAGGCAACATCTGTTTCAATATGTGCGCCGGCTATCATTATGTCGCGACCGTCTTGTACAGACCCGTCTCTTTTAATGACTTTATGAAAAGCGCATGAGAATAATCCCTCTTTTCTATGTTGCTTGTCTAAATCTTTAACATCTAAATTTTGTTTTGGATTTGTATTAGTTGAATGAACAACAATATACTTAGTTTCTTTTCTTATGTTATTCATAACCATTCCTTAGGCACATGTTTGTCAGCATATTTAAAACCGTATTTATCACACCACATGCCATATGTTGTACTTGATTTTTTACTTATTTTTGTTTTTGAATTACTAAATATAAATCTAATATCTAACTGAGGATGCTGTTCTTTTATAAGACGCATTTTCTGACGGTCTTGAGAAGTAAAGTAACCTTTAGTCTCAATGTAAATGCCAGACCCAGTTAGATAAAAGTCAGGTGTGTAAGTGTGCACCTTTTGTGGTTTAACATAGTTAAGTTTTGTTTTTTCAAACTCGTATTTAACATTTTTAGTGTCAAGCTCAGAAGCAATTGCTTCTTCTAAGCCTGACCTAAAACCATAACGTAAACCAACTTGTTTAGAAGTCAGCTTCTGCGCTTTCTTCTTGTACCACATTTGTGTTTACACTTTCCGGAGCCTCATAGCCACCTTCAACTTTGTCAAAGCCGTAACCTTCAGCATTACCGGCACCACCTTCAACTAGCTTAGTTATTTGCACTGCTCTTAATCTCAGACTTACGCCTGCGCCTGCCATTGCAGTGAACCAGTGTACTAACTCAGCGCTAACTTTCATCTGACTACCAGACCAAACATTAGCATCAGTTAAAGGTTTACCAGAGCTATCAAACAATGCTACTTTAAATGGAATTACTTTTCCATCAGCAGAAATTATTTGTGCTTTTCTTTTAAATTTGAAAATAGTATTCCCAGTAGGTTTACCACTTTCATCAACCTCTTCTTCGTATGGTGCGTTAGCTTGTTTTATTTTTTTGCCTTTGTTATTCTCGGCTGCAAGCTCAACACTTTTTTTCATCTCTTCATCAATTTGTTTAATAAGAGAAGAAGCCTTGTCAGTAGGCACCACAAGGTTTACTTTGTAATGTCCATCTTTGTCAAACTTAGTATCTGGTTTTGTCAACCATGCATACTGAGACACGCCTTCTGGACTTACAATCTTAATGTAATTATTTTTCATAATACTCCTTATTCTACTATGGGTACTTTAATGCTATGCAAAAAAGAACTCACTGTCCCGCAATTGATTAATTTCTAAGTCACCTTTTGCGGGAACTTCAGGCAACTTATCGTGTAGCTCTTTTGGTAATTGTTCAAGGACATCTTTTTTAAAGTTTTCTAAAATGTCATGCTGTGTAAACATCTCAATAAAAGCTTCTCTAATAGATTTATTAAGTGTTTCTACATCACCGGCTGTTGTACCAAAACTGTCATGTACATTACAAAAATTAGTAATACCATTCTTGTAAGCAATGTTTACAGTTTTCATCATAGCCGCACTGTCTACAGAGTGGACAACATTGGGAGCTACTCCGTTGCCCATTCTTAGTTTATCCGTCAAGTCAGTCTCTGTGTTAATTCTAGGTTTGATAACTTCACCCATCAACATAGCTTTAACTCTTTTAGACTTCATTTCTGGATATGATTGATAAACAGGAAAGCCAACAGGTGTTACCCAGTGTACAGGCAATTGTTGTTTAGCAACAATACGCGCTATTGTTTGTAAGTAATCCATACCAATTCTTGCAGACTTCAAATTATCACCAATACTGTCCCATATGACAGACGCTAGATAACTAGCCGGTTTGAATATCTCATCTTGAAATGGATGGTTTTCACCTTTGTCTTTACGTTTAGTTAAATCTTCAATTACAAAGTCAGTGCATGAATATCTTGTTGAACCATAACAAATAGTCATAATACTTCTTTTAGTAGTTGAACGCTTAACGCCATAGTCTAACCACAACTGAGCAAAAGGTTTATTTTGTTCAGCATCAAGTTTTAATTTCTCAATAACTGCATTAGCAACTAATTGATAAATGTCTTGCGGTGTGTCTGTAGGTGTTAAGTTAACTAACTTACCTGCTTTACTGTCTCTTAACATTAAAGAATAAATTTGAAGTCCATTACATGAACCATCAACGTTTACAGGTATATGTGAGACAAATCCATAACCTTGTTCTTTAAATCTTTTCCACTCATCACAAAATGCTAAAAACTGAAATGGATTAGAAGCTTCTTCCCATTGTCTATGTAACATAGGGTCAGTAGCGCAATCAATAATCCAACTTGTATTATCTTCAGTCCATTTAACACGGTCAGCAAAAGATATTTTATCTTCACCATATTGATTAGCACCATGTATAGCCAACCAATAATCACCTTTGTTTTCTTTTGTGATTTCTTTACCTTGTGCAAATGATAGTAATGCTTTAGCACCACCAATAGATTGATAGTTTAAAAAAGCCGGTACGCAATATGCTCTTCCTCTAAAATCTAATTGCAATGGAAAATATAAAGTTTGATAATCTTTAAACTTTTGAGCTAAATGTATAATTTTAGCATACAGTAAACGCTTAGAAAACATTCTAGCATTTTCTGTGTGTGCCATTACAGCTTTTCTTTTCCAGTCTCTTCTACTATCAACATTAGTTTCAATGTCATGCGGTTTGTTTGGAATATCTAAATTACTACTTGGCGGCATACCACCAACAGATAGTCCTTTATCCCAAGCTTCTTGCATTACAGATAAAACAAAATTATTAATTGCAAAAGGTGTAGCTTGCATAGTATTAACAGCATTATACACTTCAGGCATATCATAATTCTCAAGCTCTTTTTTATACTTCTTGTTTTTTTGTTTAACAAGTTCAAGCTCAGGTAATTCTTTAGTCCAATAACCGCCACCAACTACGGTCGACCAAAGTTTAGGTGGCATAACTGTAGGCAAGTACTCTGGATTTAACAGCTCATTAAAACTATTTCTATTTTTAATCCACTGTCTAGTTTTATCAGTTTGTTTAATTATTTTAGCCTTTTTATGTTTTACAGTTTCAGTACCAATCTCAATTAAACCTGTAGAATAAATCATAAGCTCAACTAATCGAAGTCCTACGTGTAATTTAACAGGTGTAGTCCACTCTTCCCATTTCATCACTTCATCACGCTTAGCACTTTCTCTAAGTTTTCTTCTTTTGTAAGTATAATTAAAACTACGCTTATCTAAATCTTGTTTTACAGTTTGGTATAAATCAGGGTTTAAATGTTTAAAGTTTTTAAGACTAATCTCAGTCTCAACTTTACCGCCTAATGATATACACGTAGCCGTTAAAGGTTTATATTGTGTTATTGTATTGATTATGTGTTTACCAGTAATTAAAGCCAATATCTCAGGCTCAACTTCACACATCTTTAGAAATGCAATAGACGGTTTGCCTATTGTTTTTTGTGATTGCTCTTGTACCCATTCAGCAATAGCCTTTGCCAATGGTCTTATAGTGTTTGCTACCATTATTTTCCCATAACTGGTAACACTTTCTTCTTCTCGTTCTATATGAGATTGTAAACGTTTATTAGTTCTTAAGGAACCGGCATTACGCATCTCTTTTTCATGCTCTACTTCATCTTTATAAGTAGGCATACTTTCAATCAGTCTAGCCATATAACTAACTCCTTCAATTATTAGTGGGTTATGTTTTTATAATATCTACTATGGGAACCTTAGTCAGGCTCCCTAGTATTTATTTGTAACTCATTTGTAATAGCCAATAAAGGCGGCTGTTTTGAACCTAGTATTTTTTCAATAAACGTTGCCGCTCTGTGTGCTATTTGGTTTGGTGTCATTGCATCATAAGCTTCTAAAGACTGTGTCTTTTGTAAAAACAATATGATTTTCTTTTTTAATTCCCAGTTAACATGCACTTCTTTACGTAATTTTAAATCAGCATTACGTGCTGTTAATGAGTTTCGTAACTCAGAAATATCCTCAAACCAACCAGTAGCTTTAGTTTTTAAAGATATAAGCTCAGCCTCTAATTTATTATTTTTATCTATTAGATGTTGTATTTGTTCTTTATCTGTCATTTTTATCTATGTCCTGTAAATGTTTAATTTGTTTACCTGTTAATCTAGTTGACAATGCAAATGGGTTTATTGTGTCAGCATTTTTGTTCTTTGGGTTACGTTCTTTTAGTGTAAAGATAAGACCACAAACAACGCCGCCTAGTAGTATGACTTGTCCTTCTATTGGCAAGCCTAGTATTAGTTCAATCATGTTTATCCTTTTTTAGTTTATTTAAAATTGTTTTACATTCATGGCAATTACAATTTTTAAGTTGTTCTTTACCTAAAACAATAGTTTTATATTTATCTTGATTGTTACAAAATAGACAAAGTTTTTTTTCTATTTCATCCCATGTTCTAGTATCAAAAAATCTATTTTTACATTCTTGACACTCTATTACATCACCTAGCATAATATCCTTTGGTTATAATTGATTGTAACAGACTAAAGCCGGATATACCGGCTCTAGTTTCGCTCAGTAAGAGCTCATCAGTGTTACTAATCGTATTGGTGTTGTTTCAGTTCAACATTTATGACAATATCAGAACAACCATGTGTTTCGTTTATATCTCTAAGTAAATTTGCAAATTCTCTTAGTTGAATACCGTCAACACTGTGCATTTTTACTTTCTCAACATTTTTTTCATGTTTCTTTTTTTCTCTATTATATTTTTCACCAATTACAGTTATATTATACTCGTCTATATACATATTAATTACCTTTTATTGTTTGTTTTAGTTTATTAAACTTAGCGTCAAATTCATATTGTTTTAATTCATCTTGAAATTTGCTACGCTCAGCCTTTATATCAATACCCGCCGGCTCGTCAATTCTAAGACCAGAATTATTAAACCATTTACCCGTACTAGTTAGATAATATTTTGATTTAACTTTTTTAATCTTACAGTTTTCGATTGTGCCGTCAGGTTTTAAAAGATACGGCGTTTTATTGAACGCCATATATATTCTATCAACCCAACGCTCATTGATAAAATTAGAGACAATAATGTTAGCCATTAATGACCCGCCTTTGTGTAACCATT